GGATTCCGAGCCTCCAGGCGGTCCCGTTCAACGTGGGGATCATCGGGCAGACCAGTGGCGGCGCGGGCTATTGGGTGGGCGAGGGCAAGGCGAAGCCGCTCACCAAGTTCTCGTACGATCGTCAGGCGCTCGGGCCCTCGAAAGTCGCGGCGATCTCCGTCATTACCGACGAACTCGCGCGCACGTCGTCGCCGTCGGCGGAACAACTCGTTCGTGATGGCCTGCGCGATGCGCTCGTCGAGCGGCTCGATATCGACTTCGTCGATCCGGCGAAGGCGGCGGTCGCGAACGTGTCGCCGGCCTCGATTACCAACGGCGTCACCCCGCTCGTGAGCACGGCGGGCACCACCCCCGACTCGATTCGCGCCGATCTGGCGGCGATCCTCCAGGCCTTCGTCGTCTCGAATCAAAACGTCGGGGACTTGGTGATCGTGCTGCCGAATGCGCTCGCGCTCCAGTTGTCCTTGATGACGAATGCGATGGGGGCGCCGGAGTTCCCAGGCATGACGCTCCAGGGCGGCACCCTCGTCGGCATTCCGGCGATCGCCTCGCAGTACGCGCACACCACGGCCGCCGGCGACATGGTGATCGCGCTCAATGCGAAAGCGATCGGGCTCGCGGACGACGGCGCGGTCTCGATCGAAGCGAGCCGCGAAGCCTCGCTCGAAATGAGCGATACGCCCACGGGCGATTCGCTCGCGCCCACGCCGAGCCAGCTCGTCTCGATGTGGCAGACGAACTCGCTCGCCCTCAAGGCGGAGCGCTTCATCAATTGGAAGAAGTTGCGGAGCGGTGCCGTGGTGTTCATGAACCACGTCGACTGGGCCGGCGGCTCGTAAGCGCGCCGATGCGAACCGATCCGATCTGGGTGCAGGTGGCCAAGGACGGGTGGACCGTCGGCGGCCGCCCGCGCCGCAAGGGCGAGCTCGTCCAGTTGACGCCGGTCGAGGCGGCCCAGGCGTACCGGCAGGGCGGGATCTCGTTGACGCGCCCGACGCCGGCGGCGATCGCGGCGTCGACGGGACGCCTCGCCGCGCCGCCGCCCGTCCTCGCCCGCGCGCTCACGGCCGAGCTCCCGCGCGGGGCCGAGCCCGAGGCCAAGCGGCGCCGCTACCGGCGGCGCGATCTGGAAGCCGAGTCGTAGAGGACGCATGGCGTGGTGGCGTTCTTTCCGTCTGCGCGTCAAGGGCCTGCGCGCGAGCACCGCGGCCGGCCCGGTCGGGGTCTCGTCTGTCCCGGCGCGTGGCGGGGGCGGGTGGTGGCCGGTCATTCGCGAAAGCCACCCAGGCGCCTGGCAACAGAACGTCACCGCGAGCGCCGAGACCGTCCTCGCCCACGCGGCGGTCTACGCCTGCGTTACCCTCATCGCCTCGGATGTCGGCAAGCTCCGGATTCACCTGGTCGAGCAGGACGAGGACGGGATCTGGACGGAGACGGAGAACACGGCCCACTCGCCGGTGCTGCGGCGGCCCAACCGCATCCAGAATCGCATCAAGTTCTACGAGCAGTGGGTGGTCTCGAAGCTGATTCACGGCAACACGTACGTCATCAAGCAGCGCGACGGGCGCGGGATGGTCAGCGCGCTCTATATCCTCGATCCCACCTGCGTGACGCCGCTCGTCGCGCCGGATGGGGCGGTCTATTACAAGCTCGGGGCTGACCGGCTCTCGCGGCTATCCGAGCCCGTCGTGATTCCGCAATCGGAAATCATCCATGACGTGATGGTGCCCCTCTATCACCCGCTCGTCGGCGTGTCGCCGATTTACGCCTGCGGCGTGTCGGCGCTCCAGGGCATCCAGATTCAGAACAACTCCGCGCGCTTCTTCACCAACAACGCGGTCCCGTCGGGCGTGCTCACCGCGCCGGGCCATATCGAGCAGACGAACGCGGACGAACTGAAGGAGCGGTGGGAAGCCGCGTTCACGGGCGAGAACGTGGGCCGCGTGGCGGTCCTCGGCGACGGGTTGACCTACGAGAAGATGGCGATCTCCGCGAGCGATTCGCAACTCATCGAGCAGTTGAAATGGACCGCCGAGAATGCGTGCACGGCCTTTCGCGTCCCGCCCTACATGATCGGGATCGGTCCGCTGCCGGCGAACACGAACCCCGAGACGCTGCAGATTCTCTACTACTCGCAATGCCTGCAGAGCCTGATCGAGTGCATTGAGCTCCTGATGGACGAGGGGCTGGAGATGACGAAGAACGAGGCGGGCCGCCCGATCGGGACCGAGATGGACCTCGACGATTTGATGCGGATGGACACGGCCTCGAAGGTCAAAGCCTCGTCGGACGCGATCAAGGGCGGCGGGATGTCGCCCAATGAGGCGCGCTTCCGGTACCTCGATCTCGGGCCCGTCTCCGGCGGCGAGACGCCGTACTTGCAGCAACAGAACTACTCGCTCGCCGCCTTGGCGAAGCGGGACGCGAAACCGGATCCCTTCGGGACGCCCGCGGCCACGCCGCCGCCGGACGAGAGTGCGCCGCCGGCGGACGAGGGCGACGGGGTGCCACCTGAGCTCGCGGCCGCGGGCGTGGGCGCCTGGGCGACGAAGTATTACGGGGAAAGGCTCCACCCATGACCGCGACCGTGGAGAAGCTCCTCGAAGAACTCGCGCCGGTCATCGAGCGGCTCGTCTGCGCGCAAGTCGAGCGCGAGGTCCGGCAGAGGCTCCTCTCTGTCGCGCCGCGGGATGGCCGTGACGGCTTGCCGGGCGTGCCCGGCCCGGCCGGCGAGCGCGGGCCGATCGGCGAGCCCGGCGCCAAGGGCGAGCCCGGCCCGGCCGGTCCGGCTGGCCAGGCTGGCGCCGCGGGAGCACCCGGTGAGAAGGGCCTGGACGGCGCGCCCGGCCGAGATGGGACGCTCGACGGCGTGACGTTCGAACGCGAGGGCCGGACGATCACCGTCCGGCGCCAGGATGGGTCCGCGATCGGATCCTGGAAGACGGCCGACCTCCTGTATTGCGGCTTCTATCAGAAGGGCGCCGCCTTCGAGCCCGGCGATGCCGTGTCCTACGCGGGCGCGGTCTGGGTGTGTCAGGCGGCGACGGCCGACCGGCCCGCCGAGGGGACCGCCGCCTGGACGCTCGCGATCCAGCGCGGCGAACCCGGCAAGAAGGGCGAGGCCGGCGCGCGCGGCCCCGCGGGCGATCGGGGCGAGCAGGGCTTGCCCGGCGTGCGGTACTGACCATGGCGCTCACGCTGGTGACCTACAAGCAAGCGAAGGCCCACCTCAACCTGGAGGACGACTACGCGCAGGCCGATGTGGAGCAGAAGATCGCCACCGCGACCGCGCGCGTACTCTCGCACATCGGTCGCCTCGACAACCTGTGGACGGTCGATACCGATCCGACCGCCGACGCGGAATTCGCGATCGTCCTCGGCGCGATTCTTTGGTACACCGGCGAACTCTGGCGCTTCCGCGGCGACGATGCGGAGGAGAAGCCCGAGACGCCCGAGCAGAGCGCGTATCTGCGCGCTGGCCTGCGCCGCCTGCTCCATCCGCTCCGGAGGCCGAGCTTTGCCTAGCCTCCTGCGGTTCTGGCCGGGCGCGACGATCGTCTGTCTGGCGAGCGGGCCCACGCTCACGGCCGGCGACGTCGCGCGTGTCCGGGCCTCCGGGCTGCCGGTCATCGCGGTCAACGACGCGATCCGCCTGGCGCCCTGGGCGCCGGTGCTGTATTCGTCCGATCGCGCGTGGTGGCGGTTCTATCGCGGCGTGGCGGGCTATACGGGCCTCCGCGTCTCGGTCGGCTCGAAACAGGGCGCCGCCGATCCGATCTCGGGCGGGCCCTGGGCGGCGTCGATCGTGGTGCTCAGGCACACCGGCGTCGAGGGCGTGGAGCGCGATCCGACCGGGCTTCGGACGGGCGGGAATTCGGGGTATGCCGCGATCAATCTCGCGGTGCACCTGGGCGCGCAGAAGATGCTGCTCCTCGGCTATCAGGGCGGGCCGCTCGCCTCGCAGTCGCACTTCTTCGGTCGCCACCCGGTCGGCCTGACGGAATCGAGCGAGACCAACTATGCCGCCTTCCGCCGCGCCTTCGACACGCTCGCGCCCGCGCTCACGGCCGCGGGCATCGTCGTCCGCAATTGCACCCCCCGGACGCGCCTCGACGCCTTCGAGACGGCCGATCTGGCCACCGAGCTCGCCCAGGAACCGCCGATCGGCTGTTTAGTAGACCGACCGATTCCGCGCGTGTTGTCCAGTGATGGCGAGGCGCCCACATGTTGACCGTCGTCTGTTGGAAGTGGCGCCCGCCGCGGGCGTACCGATCGACGTACGCGCCCGAGACCGTGCACACCTTGAAGCGCATGGTCGCGGACCACTACGCCGCGCCGCACCGGTTCGTCTGCGTCACCGATGATCCGACGGGGCTGGACGGGATCGAGACGATCCCGATTTGGGACGAGGGGCTCATCGAGATTCCGCCGCCCGAGGGGTGGAATTGGCCCTCGTGCTACGTCCGCCTCCGCGCCTTCGCGGAGGAGGCGCGCACGTGGTTCGGCGATCGGTACGTCTCGCTCGATCTCGATACGGTCATCGTCGGCGATCTCGCGCCGCTCTTCGATCGGGACGAAGACTTCGTCATCTGGAACGAGACCGATTGGCCGCGCACGCAGTTCTATAACGCGAGCCTCTGGCTCCATACGCCCGGCACCCGATCGCAGGTGTGGACGCGCTTTGATCCGGCGACCTCCCCGCAGGAGGCGTACCTCGCGGGCGGCCGCGGGGGCGATCAGGCGTGGATCTCACACGTGCTCGGCAAGGGCGAGCCCGTCTTCACGCCGGCCGAGGGCGTCCTCTCCTATCGGCGCCACTTCGAGAAAGTGCGGCGCCCGCGGCTCCCGCCTGGCGCGCGCCTCATCAATTTTCATGGCGTGGTCGATCCGTGGAGTCGGGCCGCGCAAGGGATCGGCTGGGTGCGCGAGTACTACGGCGACGCGCGCGCCTGGCCGAGCGTGGCGCGGCCGCCCCGCGCTCCGGAGGCGGCGCACCGATGAGATTCCGCCAAGCGGCCGGACCGGTCGGCGCGGGCGCCCGCGATCGGTGGGTGACCATCCAGGGCCGGCCGGAGGACTCGACCGCAGCCTCCGGCTTCCCCCTCGATGGCCCCTGGACGGATCTGGCGACCGTGGCGATGGCCCGCGCCGAGGTGGATGCCCTGGAAGTCGCGCGCGGGAATGAACCGCGCGCGCGCGCCACCACCCGGTGGGAGACAGCGTACCGCCCCGATTGCGATCCCGAACGGCTCGATATCCCGAAGCTGCGGCGGCTCGTGTACCGCGATCGCACCTACGACATCATCTCCGCCATCCAGATCGGGCGCCGCCACGCGGTCGTGTTCATGACCGAGTCGTACGCGAAAGTCCCGAGCGAAACGGCGGTGGGCCCATGAGACTTGGCCTGGAACTCGAAGGCGCCGAGGAACTCCGCGCCGCGCTTCTTACGCTGTCCAAGGCGGTCCGGAAGCGCGCGCTCTATGAGGTGCTCCGCCCGGCCGCCGATGTCATTCGGTGGCGGATGGGCGAGCTCGCGCCTCGGCAAGCGGGCCTGGGCGGCGGCGGGCTCGCGGACAACATCGACACCAGTGTCGCGCGGCGGATTGGGAGCGTGGCGGGCGGGCAGTGGCAAGCCGTCGACGAATTCCAGGCGGCGCTCGCGGTCGGCCCGGCCAAGCAGATCTACTACGCGATCTTCCAGGAGTACGGGACCGTGCACCACGGGGCGCAGCCGTTCGGGCGGCCCGCCTTCGATACGAATACCGACGTCGCGCTCGGGATCATCGGCAAGGGCCTCTGGGCGCTGCTCGAAGACGCGACGGAGAAGCGTGGGCGCTTCTCGGAGGACTGACGCGATGGCCGTGCCGCTCATCGAAGCGCTCCGCGATCGGCTGTTGTCGCTCCCGGCCGTGACCGACTTGGTCGGCACGCGGATCTATGCGCTCACGTTTCCGCAGAGTCTGACCGCGCCCGCGCTCCGCCTGCAGGAGATCGATCGCGTCTCGATGATGCACTTGCGCGGCGTCGTGGAGATCCGCCGATCGCGCGTCCAGATCGATGCGGTGGAGGCGGACCATCACGGCGACCCGTATGCGCGCGCGCATGCGCTCGCGGCCGCGGTCCGCGGATCGCTGGCGAGCGGCGCGGCCTCCGGCTTGGCCGGCTTTCGGGGCGAGATTGCCGGGATTCCGATCACGGGGATTCTCGCCGACGACCAGCGCGAGCGGTACGACGCCGAGACGCAATTCGTCCGGATTGAACAGGATTTCATCGTGTGGTTTCACGCAGCGCAATGAGGGCAGGAGTAACAGGAGGCGATCATGTCTGATGTCACCGATACCTACTATCCCGGGGAAGCGTTCACCGGCTACGGCGTGCAGTTGCTCGTGGGGCAGGGCGGGGCGTCGCCCGAAGACTTCGCGGCGATCGCCGATCTGGAATCGATCACGCCGGGTGAAATGAGCACCAACGTGCTGGAGAAGACGCATCTGCGGAGCCCGGAGGCGCACCGCGAGAAGCTCGCCGGTCTGCGCGACTCCGGCGCGTTTGCGCTGGCGGGCAACTGGCGACCGACGCACGGCTCGCAGTCGAACGCGGGCGGCGATGGCTTCATCGATGGCGGGCTGATTTACCTCTGGCGCACCCGCAAGGAAGCCAATTTCAAGATCGTGCTCACCGACGGATCGCCCGGGACCGAGTGGCCGTTCCGTGGCGTGGTCACGAAATTTCAGCCGGGCGAAATCTCCGGGGATGCGAAGGTGCCCTTCACCGCCGAGATCACGCCGCTCGGCGACTTCTCTGCGGATCTGCCGTAATGGCGAATCCCGAACGCGGCGAAGTAGATCTGGAGGTTGGCGACACCCGCTATCGGCTGGCGCTCGGGATGGGGGGGCTCCGGGCGATTCAAGCGGCGGTCAGTACGCCCGCGCACCGGGTGACGCTCTGGGAGGTCGTGCAAGGCGCGACGAACGGGGATATCGAGTACCTCAGCGTGATGGTCTGGGGCGCGCTCCAGCGCCATCACTCGGAGGTCACCCAGGCGGGCGCGGACACGATCATCGACCAGCTGGGCGGGCTCCAGGCGATCCCGAAAGTGGTCGCGCTCATCACCGAGATGATGACGGCCACCACGCCGGACGATCGGGATCAGGGCGCGCTAAAAAAAACGACCGCGCACGCCCGGACGCCGGCGGCGCCGGCGGCGGGGAGAATTTCTACGACTGGTACGACTGGCACGCGCTCTACCTCCAGGCGCGAGAAATTGGCCTGAGTCCGGATCTGTTCTGGGCGCTGACGCCGCGCGAGCTCTATCGCGAATTCGCGGCGGAGAATGCGCGGCGCCGGAATCAGGCCAACCGGGACGCGCGCCTGGCGCACCTGGCGGTCTCCATCTGGGCGACGGCGATGAATAAGAAGCGCGTGCCGCCGCTCCAGTCGTATCTGGTCACCGCCACGCCGGGGCCCGAGACGGCCGCGGGGAAGGTGGCGAAGATGCGAGGGGCCTTGTCCGTACTGAGCGCGCAATACGGGATCCCGCTGCGGCCGCGGGTGGACGACGGAGGGAACCGTGGCCAATAGTGCCGTCGTCGGACTGCTGCGCGCGCTGCTCGTCGCGGACACCGCCGAATTCGACAAGGCGATGCGCCGCGCCTCGGACTCGGCCGCGGCCTGGTCGCGCGATCTGAAGAAGGTCGGCGCCGAGGCGGAGAAGGTCGGGCGCACGCTCACGGTCGGCATCACGGCGCCGCTCGCGGCGTTGGGGGGCGCGACCGCGAAACTCGCGATCGACTTCGAGGCGTCCTTTGCCGGCGTCCGGAAAACGGTCAACGCGAGCGAAGCCGAGTTCGCCCAGCTCTCCCAGCAATTCCGCGATCTCGCCAAGACCATCCCCGTCGATGTGAACGCCCTGAACGCGCTCGGCGAGAGCGCCGGGGCCCTCGGCATTCCGAAAGAGCAGCTGAAGCAATTTGTGGAGGTGATGGCGGGCCTCGGCACGGCGACCAATCTCACCGCCGACGAAGCCGCCAATGCCATCGCGCGGATTCAGAATATCTTCGGCGCCGCGGGGCAGGACACCGATCGGTTCGCGTCGACGCTCGTCGCGCTCGGCAACGCCGGCGCCTCCACGGAGAAGGAGATCGTGGAGATGGCCGCGCGCATCGCGGGCGCGGGGCATGCCGTCGGCCTCACCGAGGCGCAAGTCCTAGCCTTCTCCTCGACGATGGCCAGTGTTGGGATCAACGCGGAAGCCGGCGGCAGCGCGATGAGCCGCGTGCTGCTGAAGATGAACGACGCCGTCGACAAGGGCGGGAAGGCGCTCACGGGGTTCGCGA